GGCAAGGCTGGTGCTGGTTTCACTGACACTGGTCGCGCTCGCGCTGCGCAACTTGCTCGCGGTGATGCGGTTTCAGCTGACACGATTTTGCGAATGTATTCGTTCTTTGCTCGTCATGAAGGTGACAAGCAAGGGCAGGGTTTCAATGTTGGTGACGAAGGTTATCCAAGCGCAGGTCGGGTGGCTTGGGCTGCCTGGGGTGGCGATGCAGGATTCTCTTGGTCGTCAAAAATCCGCGAACAATTATCTGCCCGAGTGGCTCAACTGGAAGGCGAAAGCATGGAATCTCGTGACATCGAGGAAACCGAAACGGTTTCGAACTTGCCCGAGGAATTGACGGCACTTCTTGGAACTGCGGTTCAGTTCTACTTCCGCGCACATGGCGCACATTGGAATGTCAGAGGTGCAGACTTCAGCGAGTACCACAAACTATTTCAAAAGATTTATGAAACCGCCTATGAACTCATTGACCCGATTGCTGAGAACTTGCGCAAGATTGGCGCGGTTGCCTGTTCAACTTTGGCGGAGTTCGCTTCTTACGGTTATTTGAAAGATGCAAATGTTGGCCAAGACCCGATTGCTCTTGCTCGCGATTTGCGCGATGCCAACGATGTGTTCCTTGATCAACTAGCGGATGTGTTTGATTGTGCTTCGAACTACAACCAGCAAGGCATTGCGAACTTCATCGCTGGTGCGATTGACGGTCAACAGTTCTACAAGTGGCAGTTGACGGCATCACTTGGCGAGGAAATAACTGAGCCAGCAGTTGACCCTGTTGATGTGCAAGGTGTCGATGTTGACGATGTTGAGGTAATCATGCCAGGAATGGAAATGGTTGCAGCGTATTCAGCAGAGGTTGATTCGAAAGAATCTCGCGCAATGGCCGACAGTGTCAAGGTTGGCTCTTTTGTTTCTTGGAACAATGGCACTGCTCGCGCTCGTGGCAAGGTTGAAAAGGTTGTCACAACTGGCGCGGCTACTTCTAGCGATGGTTTCACTATGGATGCCAGTGCCGAAAAGCCTGTGTTCGTTATCCGAATCTACTCATCAAAAGACAATGGCTATGTTGAAACTGACACAACTGTTTTGCACTTTGCCGATGTCCTAACTGTCACCGATGACCTACCTTCCCCACGAAATGAGAACATCGACATGGAATCACGCAAATCCCGAATGGCTTCAGCTGAGAGAGTGACAATGGATTGCGAAGTTCGCGCCATTGCAACCGATTCAACTTCCCTGCGAATCGGCGGTTACGCTGCGCAGTTCAACAAGGAAGCCACTGGCTTATCGTTTCGCGAAGTGATTGCGCCAGGCGCATTCACTCGCACATTGCAGTCAGGCGAACCAGTGTTCTTGTTGGTCAACCATGACACTGACAACCTTCCGTTGGCTTCGACTCAGTCCGGCACGATGGCATTGCGCCAAGATGAAACTGGACTTTACATGGAAGCCGACCTCGATCCGAACAATCCTCGCGCACAGGAACTGGCTTCGGCTGTTTCTCGTGGTGATGTTTCGAAAATGTCTTTCGCTTTCACTGTTGCACCTGATGGCGATACTCGCGAGAACGGACTTCGGACTTTGCAGGACTTGAACTTGTTTGAAGTTTCTGTTGTCACTTGGCCTGCCTACGATGCGACCACTGTCGGAATGCGCACTGCTTCGGCTGAGGATGCTGAGGCTGAGGCTTTAGAACTTCGCAAGCGGATGTTGGACTTGAAACAAAAGTTCAGCAATTCAAAAAACCGCTAACAAATAGATTTCCCCTGTCGCAGTAATGCCTCGGCGGATTGCAATACCAAACCCAACTATTCTCACAAGGAGAAAAAATGTCATTACTTGACAACCTCAAAGAGGCTCGTTCAGCTGCTGCTGCCGAGGCTGAGGCGTTACTTGCTGGTGAAGCAACCGCCGAAGTTTTGGACTCAGTTGAAGCACGCCAGGCAGAAATTGCCGACCTAGATAGCAAGATTGAATCTGCTGAAGCACTTGAAGCACGCACTGCCTCTATCAAAGAAGCACGCACTGCCGAAGGTGTTAAGACTTTCGGTTCAGCAGTAGTCACTCGCGAAGCGATGACCTACGACAAGGGCAGCGACAACTCATTCGTTCGCGACATGATTGGCGCACAACTTCGCAATGATTCACAGTCATGGGAACGCTTGCATCGTCACGCGCAAGAAGTTGCTGTCGAAACTCGTGACATCAGTCGCACTGATGGTTCTGGTGGAGATTTCACGCCGCCTTTGTACTTAGTCAACGAATTCGCAGAATTCGCGCGTGCTGCTCGCGTAACTGCTGACCTAGCAACAAAGATGGCACTACCTGCCGGAACTGATTCAATCAACATTCCACAGATCACAACAGGTTCACGCACTGGTTTCCAGGTTGCTGACAACTCAAGCACCTACTCACCAGCAAGCCCACGCGATCTAGTGACTGCAACTGTGACCGCACCTGTTCGCACAATCAGTGGTTTCGAGAATGTTTCGATTCAGCTTGTTGAGCAATCACCAATCGCTGGTGGCCTAGACAAACTAATCTTTGGCGACCTAATGGCTGACTACGCACTTCAGTTGAACACTGCTGTTGCTGGCGCAGGCGATGGCACTTCAGGAACATTGAAGGGCTTCACCGCACTTGGTACAGATTCAACCAACGGCATTCCTGTAACTTGGACTGAAACAACACCAGCGATTGCGACTGGCCTTGCTTCAATCACCAAGGCAATCAGCCAGGTTGTGAACAACCGTTACAAGCCAGCTGAAGCAATCATCATGTCTGCTTCAACTTGGTACTGGATGGCAGCACAGGTTGACGGCCAGAGCCGCCCAATCATCGTGCCTACCGGCAACGGCCCATTCAACGCTGCTGGCGTTACAACTGCACCTGGCGCACCTGCTGGTCTAGTTGGAACAATCTACGGCGTTCCTGTTTATGTTGATGCAACTCTTAAGAATGCACAGGGAACAAACCAGTCACCAATCTTGGTTGGCAAGTTCTCTGATTCATACTTGTTCGAAAGTGGCGTTAAGACTCGCGTGCTTCCTGATGTCCTATCTGCGAACCTAACTGTTCGCTTCCAGGTCTACGGTTACGCAGCACTAGCACACCGCTACAACAAGTCAGTTTCTGCCATCACTGGCACTGGAACTGTTACGCCTTCAGGCTACTAATCCAAACAATGACGGTGGCGACCTTGGCAACAGGGTCGCCACTGCCATTTCAAAAACTTAAAACTTTGTAGGGGTACAAATGACAGGGATGAAAACTTTACTTCTGGAAGCGGTTATCGCTTTACAGAATGTGATTGACAACAATGGCACTGTTGAACAGGTGCTTGAGTTACTGGATCACACTCAGGATTTTAAACTCGATAACTTCGTGAGAGAAACTCGATGAGGTCACGCGAAACTGTTTGCATTGCGATTCCGCATGACGGCACTGTCGATGCTCAGTTGACTTTGGATTTGGTGACTTTGATGCGTGAGCGCAGGCCACGCATTGACTCACTTCAGCTAGTGCAAGGCACTGGCCTTCTTGCTCGGACTCGCAACATCATTGTGAAAAACTTCCTTGACGATTCGGAAGCCGACTGGTTGTTGATGTTGGACAGTGACGAAACTCTTTCGGTTGAAGTGTTTGACTTGTTGACTGATTCGGCGCACAAGGATGACCGACCTGTTGTGTCGGCGTTGGTGTTTGCGCAGTTCTTTGACAATGGCGTGATGCGACCTGTTCCGGCAATCTATAACATTTCAGCCGAAGGTTCGATGTTACCGATTGACGACTATCCCAAGAACGCATTGTTTCAGATTGACGGTTCTGGCACTGGTTGTTTGTTGGTTCATCGCAGTGTTCTTGTTGCTATGCGCGAGAGTGCGAACCCTAATCAGGGAACTGACTGGTGCTGGTTCTTTGACGGTGCTTTGAGTGGTCGCTGGTTCAGTGAGGATTTGTTGTTCTCGCGTAGGGTCGGCGCACTTGGCTTCCCTATCTTTTGCCACACTGGCGCGATTCTGGCACATCACAAACAGTTCTGGCTTGATGACCGCCATCACGATCAGTGGAAATCTGAAAACAAAATCTAATCTCTCGGGGGCAGTGAATACCCCTGCCACTGTCCCCGAGTCCCTTTTCTGAATGGAGTGTTGATGTCAACCAATTACCCTGGCGCATTGGATTCATTTGTGAACCCAACGGCAACTGACACTCTTGATTCGGCAACTGTTCCTCATGCGACTCAGCACGCTGATTCGAACGATGCGATTGAAGCGATTCAGGTCACGCTTGGTGTGAATCCGCAGGGTGGGTCGGCGACTGTTGTTGCTCGGTTGACTGCCCTTGATTCAACTGTTTCTGGCAAGGCTTCACTTTCAGCTGCTAACACTTTCACGACTGGCGCACAAACAATCCGCACTGGTGCTGATGCAACCAAGGCTTTGATTCTGCAACGCAACAGTGCGACACAGTCGGCAAACATCTTGAGCATTGTTCAGTCTGATGGCACAACCGAGTTGACTCGCGTTCGACCTATCGGACAAATCGGTATTGGCACTCTAATCACTAACACTGCCCTTGGTATCAACACCGACATTGTTGGCGACAACCGCGCCATTGTTATCAAGGCAGGTCAGACAACACCGACCAACAATGCGATTGAACTTTTGCCTTTGGCCAACAATACGCCTGTGATGAAAGTTGATTTTGCTGGCAACATTACTGCGCCGACTTTCATCGGATCATTGACCGGCAACGCAACAACTGCAACAAGTGCGACCAGTGCTTCGACTGTCACTAATGGTGTTTATACAACGGACACTGGAACTGTCACTTCAACAATGATTCTTGACGGAACTATTGTCAATGCTGACATCAACGCTTCAGCCGCTATTGCCGACACAAAACTTGCGCAGATTACAACGGCAAACAAAGTTTCTGGCACTGCTATCACTAGCGGAAACATAAGCACTAGCGGAAACATTACAACCTCGGGCAACATCAGCACGACTGGCGGCGGTTCGATTACTTCGGCAACCAATGTGACTGCTGGCGGTTTCAATACAACTGGCACAACAAATGTGGTACTTGGAGTTTCTGGTTCAACTGGCGGAAACATTGTGTTTGCTACTACTGGCGGAACGCAGTCTTTGATTGCGGCTACTGGTGGAACTGGTTCACAGACTTTGCCTTCAGCTGCTGGAACAATCCTGAACAGTGCTTCGGCCATCGATGTTGCCAAGATTACAACTGGCACAACTTTGCCAAGCAATGTTGTCACTTCAAGTTTGACCACTGTCGGAACTATTGCTTCAGGTACTTGGAATGCAACTGCAATTCCTGTCGCTAATGGTGGAACTGGTGCGACTACTGCTGCAACAGCTCGAACCAATTTGGAAATTGTTCCGTCTTATTTACCTTTTGTTTCTGGCGCAACTTATAGAACTGTTACTGGTGCTGGAACAACTGCTGCTGCAAGTTCAAATAATCGTCTTGACTTTACAATTTTCTATGT